CTCTCACGTAATCTCCGCGAGATTGATCGCTACGAAGGGTTGCAAGTCTTTCGATACCGTAGTCATCTTCTTGACGTAGCCATTCGTTGAACTCTGGGTCTTTGTTCATATCATCTAAATCAGGTACTAATCGATTCAGGTTATCCATGAACTCCGTTGAGTTAGCAACTTTGTAGTCTTCGGCTTTCTCTTCAAAGTCAGAAGCTTCCTTAACCTCACTGGACCTCTTAATCTCTCTCAGTTCTTTCTGTAAGTTCTCAATGATCTTAGCAGCATCTTCCCCGAGGATATCTCGTTGGTCCTCATCAAGCGTTGTTTCGCGCTCATCGAGCTTTGCTTGGAGTTCGGTCTTGGCCTTCTGTAAGTTGGCAACGTACTTGTTAAGCCTACCAACTTCACCACGTAAGTCAAAAATGGTACGGTCAGTCTTGCCTTTGTAACGGTTAGCTCGGTGCTCTAACTCTGCATATTCTCTACGCAGTTTAGCAAGCTCACCACTATCGGGCTGAGTATGTTCATCAGTGGTTACTGTCTCAAAAGGATCATCCGTCAATGTCTCAGTTGGCTCAGTAGACTGATCAGGATCGGTAACTTCATCGTCACCCAATACTTGTTTCTCCTGTTCGGCAGCATCTCCGTAGATTTCTGCCTCCATCCTAGCTATATCCTCATCTAACTTGGACAGTCTTTGCTTCTGTTGTAGCCCATCACTCATGTTGTCTCCTCTCGCGGTCCCACCGTACTAGCTTCCACTGTGATCTCACTACGCCCTCGGCAGGTTGTAGTTAAGGACAGATGAGTTCTTCCGGTTGGGGGCGATCCAAATAAAATTAATAACTAGGTTAATAAAACCCATACCAAAATTAACACACAAGTTAATCTTTCTTTATTACTATATCATTTAGATTGCTTAGTTATGTCTTCCATGAAGTCAAGTAACCCCTGGAATTTACCTTGTATAAACCTATGATCCGTCTGGGTTGTAGCACATCTAGTCATAGCTTCTTCAAGGTGTACTTGGAGGAGAGCTACGATTGCCTCGTATTTCCCCTCCCGACACATACCTTTAAGTCTCTTCAGTTCTTCTTTGCTCAGCCTCTCTTTGGGCATTTCTTAAATCCTCCCGCTCTTTCTGATTCATCTTAACAGTCTCGATAGCTACCTTAGTAGAAGCAGTCCTCCTGCTGTCCTCGAGTTTACCCGCTTCTCTACGAGCACTGTCTATGTTCCTCTGCTCCAGTTCGACCAGTTTGATCTGACGGTCTTTCTCCTGCTGGTCAAGCTTAGCCTGGAGTTCTTGCATCTTGGTCTCCAGGGTCTGCTGGTGCATCTGCATCTGACCTTGTACCTGGGTCTCTGTAGCCTTGAGTCCTACATCAGACTTCTGACTCTGAGCGTCTATCATCTTCTGCTCATTAGCATCATCTTTGGCCTGACGTTCTTTAAGCTCGAGCCTATCAGGTATAACATCCTCAGGCAAGTTAACGTCTTTAAACAGCTCTCTCAGTAGGATACCTCTACCTTCGTAACCCATAACCTTGATGTCCTGCGGGTTAGAAGTTACCTGGAGAAGTTCCTTACGTAGCTGCTGCTGAGCTGCTTTAATGGTAATGTTCTCGACAGCTTTTACAGTTACGTTCAGGTCACCGTTCCACTTGAATGCAGGTTCCTCTGTCTCGTACTGTGACAGTAAGTACAGGTAGGACTGGAACTCTACTCTAGGTACAATCAATCCCCTGGCTATATTCATTACTGCCGATTTGATTCCTTTAGAAGCACTTTCAAGCAGCATCGACAATCCTGAAGCAGTCTGTCCAGCTCCTCCAGTTCGCTCGTTTCCATAGGCGTATCGGGGAACTCCTGTAACGTCATCAGCCTTGACCTCAAAAGCTTCATATACAGCAAGTAGTTCTTGAGCGTTTGAAGGTGCGATAAAATACTCAACTGGTTTCCCTCCGTTACCTTGTGGATCACTACGGAACTGCCATATCTTGAATGGCTCTTGATCTTCTATATCTCCATCGTCAGCTAGGCGATCTACTAAGATAGCCATCTGAGGACCGGATGCCATACCCATGTTGTCAGCTAATGCCCTGGCTGCAGCATTACACATACCCTGGATATCTCTCATCAGGTTAGGTAATGATCTACCCCAGATCGATCCGTTACGTGGGTGAAAGCAAGCTGCATAGTAGGGCCTACGTTTCAGTGGGTCCTTGTTGATACGGAGCTTAATGATCTTACCAGTGATCATCATAGCTTCTACTTCAACGTGTTCCCAGTTAGACCTACCTACCAACTCTATATCTTGAAGACCGAACTCTATTAACTTACCTACAGGTACTGATCCCCAGAAGTGGAGACCGTGGTAGATGTCTGTGTTGCTGTAGGTTTGACTGCCCCTCTTTTCTATTCTAGCTTTATCTTCCTCTATATCGGAGGACAGCCAGAATGGAAGTCCGGTCTTCTCGTTCTCTAGTATCTCTATGATGTCTACTGTTCTGAATCCTGTAGCAGCTTCGTCAAGTTTAGCAAAGGATGCAAGCTCTTTAGCAGTGATCCTAATGTGCTCGATGAAGTCACCATCGTAGATGTTGTTAGCCCCTGGAGAAGGATAAGCATCCAGTGGGTTAACCCTGTAGTCTTTATATACCTTTGTTTCTTTAGTCTTAGGTACGCCCATATCCCAGTACAGCTCTTCGTCATGAGCAGTAATAGGACCCTTCATAAAAGCAGTAGGGAACGTAGTGAAGTCATCAATAAACTCATTGAGTCTATCTTCAAACTTACTGTCTGACATCTGCTGCTTGATCTCTTTGTCCAGCTTCTTTACATTATGGTTAGCTACTTTGTGGATTTCTCCAAGGATGCTTTCCTCAACATCTCTCTTGAGCTTAGCGATTTCCTTAAGTTTCTTTGACACAATGAGTGCTGATGCAGGTAGCTTGTTGGCTTTCTGCTGTTGCTCCATCTGGGCTTGCATTTGCTGCTGCTGCTCAGGGGACATTTGTTGCATCTCAGCTTCAGACGGTCCTTGGGGTTTCTCTCCACCACCCTGAGCCTTCTGTTGCATTTCGGCATATTTTTCTTCGATCTCTTTCGATAGTCTCTCTTCGTCTTCGAGCAATGCCTCATAGATCATCTCCTTTATTGCTGCAGGTATCTCTTCCTTGTAGCTAGTGATGATATCAAATGGATCGGAGTTGGCTGGCATTACTATGTCTTTGATCCAAGACTTAGCAGCTCTCTGCTTGGTAGCGGTGATGTTCATGTAGATGTTAGAACCGTTCAAGTCATCAAGCTCTAACTCTCTATACATACCAGCAACTTGATACAGGTCATCGATCATGTCCTGTTCGATACCGGACTCCCTTCGAGCATTCTTGTTAGTCTCGAAAGAGCTAAGAACGTGAGCAGCTAATATGTCAAGGTCTTCCTCAGGTTGCGAAGTTAACTCTGCCTCCAGAGCTTCAGCTTCCTTCTGCTCACCAATCTGTTCGTCCAGTACTTGCTGTGCTGATTTGACTGCGATTCCTGGCTGATTGCCAAGAAGATCACTCATTTCCCTCATGGTTTTTCCTCTATGTAAAAATGTATCTGAGATACAAAACAGGGACCACACTGCTCGACTGAGGAGGAGGCAGTCGTAGGAGGATTAGCAATGAAGTCCCTGTAAATTCTTTCTATACTATTATTTCACCTTGCAAACCCAGGAACTCTTCTCCTCTTCTTTACGACCCTTCTCTTCGTAGTGTTGATAGTGTTGACCTCGTTCAGTTCCTCCGCGAATGTAAAGGTCAAGGCATCAGCTCTATCTGGTGACGGTATGCCTTGAGCCTTCATATCTTTCTTAGCGGTTAATAGGTACGCAAGCTTCCCGTTGTACCCATACGTCTGACTTATTATATGATCCCTCAGTGTGGTATCGTAGGGGATATCTACATCTCCACCTAGCCACTTCTTCATGCTACCCCAGAGGTGTGCTCTGACGTTGGCATACTCGTTAGGTCTGGTACTGGGTAGGGATACATTTAGGGGTCGAATAACTGACTTTAGCCCAGGAAGCCTACGGGCTGCATCGTAGGGAGAAGCCCCCACCCCATGAGCATCTATGAACACTACCTTATGATTATGTACCCTCCAGTAGTCTAGTAACTTATCAGCTACCTCAGGTCCATCCAGTCCGTTGTATACCGTTACGTCCATTAGCTTAGGACCTTGACGAGTGATAAAGACAGTCTCATCGTCACCCTTCCTGGCTATATCCACACCGCATATCTTAGGAAACTGCTTAACTTCACCAGCCATGATCTGCTTATCCATAGCGTTTTCTACTATGTCGGTAGGTACGAACTGGTCGATAGAGGTACGTGGGAACTGCCCCAGGATACGAACACGGTACTGATCACTGTCCTTACCGTAAGTGTTGATCATCTCCTTGATGAAGTTCTCGCGGATATGTGGACAGTCATAGGCAGAGAAGAACATGGTTGACCAGTCAGAGTCACCCTTGTCCTTCATCCTGTGGAAGATATCAAAGAACCTACCGGATGATCTGGTGGGGTTGGAAGTCAACACAAACCTGCCTATACCAGTAGACAGTGTACCTTGAAGTACATCGAAGACATCCTCACTTATTGCCGAAGCTTCGTCCCCTAAGATCACATAGTTCTCCGAGTGACCACCTTGAAGAGATTCCTCGTTCTCTGCACTGGCAGTGACTATGTTCGCGATCTGTACACCTTTCTTTGTGTTTAGTACAATCCTTTCTCTTGTCACAGTGAAGAGGTCTGCCCACTGTGCATCCATCTTTGCTAACCATTTCCTTGCCTCTGCATTGAAGACACGGTTTAACTGCTGGAACGATGGTGAAGTGATAAGTATCCTGCAATCTATCTTACACAACAGTAACATATATGTTAGCCAGACAAGAGCAGTAGTCTTACCCGCACCTGTACATGAGCTAACTGCTACCCTGGAATCTTCTTCCCAGACCCTCCTGATAAGCTCGGCTTGCTGCTTAGTAGGCCAGACACCAAAGAGGATAAAGACTCCTTGTACTGGGTCCTTATCTATCTCTGCTATCAACTGCCTGGTCTTAGCCGATACGTCTAAGTCACCCTGTAATGTATAGCCATGTGAGAACTCCAGGCTTTCAGGATCAACGTATTCTTCCTTCTGTTCCACCGACATATAGTCACCCTCCTCGGTTCGACTTACAGACCGTAGATCATCTCTATGGCTGTATACAAGTCCTCACCCGAAGTAACCCTCCGTACAGACCCTTCGGTTGTGAGGCACATAAAGTCATCGTGTTGAGCTTGTTTAATGTGAGCAGACAGGTCAGGCTGAATCATTACCCACTCGGGTATCTTAGCTCCCCTTACCACTCTCTCTACTTTAGAAATACACGCTTCCTTAATAAGCTTCTTTGCTTTCATCATCCTCATCTTCAATCTCCTCGTTTTCTTCATACAGTTCATGTAGTTCTGGAGGCTTAGCTACTTGTGCTCGAGCTAGCATACCGTCCAGTACATCGTCAGCTGAGATGTCGGTTCTTTCTATCTTAAGGGCATAGTTACCCTCCATCTTGTTTACCTGATCCAGTAGCTTAATGATGTAGCTCTTGTTCTTTGGGTTACCTTCTTCACGTAGCTGTTCGATCATCTCTAAGTGCATCTCTAAGATACGATCCTTATTGATCTCCCTGTACTCATGCTTCTCCTGCTGGACTCTCCTGATCTCCTCTTGTATGTTTGCTTTACGCTTGAGCATCTCTGACCGTAACAAGCAGTTAGAAGTGTATACGTCCTCGTGTCCCTTCTCGATACCACAGTCAAGACCACTCCTGATTAAGGCATCTATAGAGTTACCAGTAGATACATAGAAGGCACAGTAAAGCATTTCCTCTGTGGTTAAGGCAGAGTCAGGTCTACTTAACTTATCGAAGAACTCCTTATTGATATCCTTCTCTGGTAGGTTCTCATTGTAGTACTTGGGGATGAGAGCCTTAGAAGCTAAGAAGGCTAAGTAGTCCTTACGAAACCTCTGCTGTATGACTTGTACTTTCTTCTTGGTTATACCCAGGGAATCAGCTATCTGTTGCTGTGAGTGATTACGGACAGTTAGTTCTAACACAGGACCGAGATACTCTTCCTTCGGTTGGTACAGTTCCTTCATGATTTCCTCCATGTTTATCTTCTTGTCTACATTACTATATCATTGGGTAGACATAAAGGTGAGGCTTAGGGTAGTGAAAACTCACAGGTGCTGTGTGTGTACAAGGGGGTAAGGGAGGGGGTGTACGGGGGGTCTCGTCTTGTCTCCAGGGTTGCATACCCCACGGAAAACACCCCCCACCCCTATGTATTGCTGGATGGTACCTATTGGTATCTTTTTGTTCATCACATGGTACTCACGGGGGTGCTACCCCTACGCACATCCTTTGAATGTATCTCAGAAACATTTATCACACTACCCTAGAGTAATACCCTGGGTATATACCTTAGGTAAGAATAACCTGGTAGACTATACCCTATCTTAAATACATATTGAATACCCTAACTGTTACACTGGTAGTATGTACTAACTGTATACTGGTAGTAATACTCTAGTGTACTACCAGGGTATACTCATAAGTAATACCCTTAGTATTATATCATGCCAAGTATAGTCTATTGCCTTAATCGGTTTAATCGGTCAACTATAAACATTTACGGTACACCATTAGTGAAGGAACACTACATAGCAACCTGGGAAGTACAGCGAGGTTACCCACACAAACTATCTCAGACGGGTAACGGTAGGAACAGGACAGGTTGAAGGCAAGCAATACAAGTTATGCCTGGATGGAGAGCGCGAGGTAACCTAGTTTGACTAGACCGAGGAAAGGTCAGGCTAGGCGAAAAGGCAAAGGACTAGCTCGACCCAAACTACATTTAGTCCCTGGGTCGAATGAAAGGTCCCCTGTAAACGCACCTGGGATATGGTGCCAAGCGGAAGCGCAAAGAGATGGTCAACGCAATCGGATAAACCTTGCGGTGCCTAGTCTAGCAAACTAGCATCGTATAACAAGGTCCATGCCGA